TAAAACGGTTGGTATATGTCTGCGTAGTACGGGCCACACTGACAGACTGCGTTTTCACCCCGTCCCGGTAAACGTCCATTTGGGCCGGCGTCGCATCGGGATCATAAGCCACAAAGTCAAATTTCACCTGTTCATACTGCCCCGCTTCCAGGCGCGGAACAAGATGATTCTCCGTAAAAATACGACCGTCCGGGAAACTTATCATCGTGCCGATGAACGGTGCCGTTCCTCCGGATTTCAGGATGTCGATGTAGATACTTTCAGACTTTAACACGAGATCGGCGGAAGCCTCCATTTCGGCAACCATTTGAACAGTATTCCGGCCGGTTACAAGCGAAGAGGGGGACAAACTGAAACTGCCGTTTGTCGTTCCCGATCTTGTAATGGTGTGCGCGTTCTGTTGCTGGCCGTTCAGATAAAGCGTGACGACCTTTGTTCCGGAACCGCTGACGGCATAAGGGATATTAATCGTGTCGGCCAGAGTATAACCGCCTGCGGCTATGGCCCCGGCCAGATTGTAAGAGCTGGTAAGGGAAAGGCTGACAACCTTCACGGATGTATACGCCTGCCGGGTCTGTTTCTTGCCGGTAGTCGGATCGGTTGTGATTGCCACTACGTAAATATCGGTATTCCCTACAAGCAAGTAACTTGAAAGGTCCAGTTCGTAACTGCCTTTGGAAACATCGCTGACCGTCTGGGAATACATGGTAGTTGTTCCACGCCTGATCGTAACGGTGATATCTGCCTTTTGCCCGGTAGATTCCCCCTTTTCGTCCCCCGTGGTGTACTGGTGATCGTACGTATAAGTAAGACGGGCGTTTCCGCCTTCCTTTATGATCGCATTATCTACAGCCGCATTTAAGACAATTTTAGTAGCCACCGTTTCGCCGGAACCTCCACCGGAACCGGCCGGGATATCCACGGCGGTAATTTCCGCTCCGCTTTTGTTCTGGAAAGACAGACGGACGGATGTTTCATCCTCGCTTACCTCCGCATTTACATTGAACAGCGTGGAAGCGTCCACTTCGTTAAAACGGGCGGTTACTACCTTGTTTTCTACCGGATTGGTGGAATCTAAAGACAAAGTTTCGTCCACTTCCAAGATATCCACGTTCACATTCACATTACCTGCTGCGTCCGGCGTCTGTTTCTCGCCGTTTACCGTTACGCTCTTTACCGTTCCTTTGCCGCCGAACTCTTCCCAGCTCGCCTCCTGGTCCCAGACATCCAGGGCGGTTCCGGTAAACTGGAACGTTTCCCATTTGCCGAGCGATGTTTCAAAGGTGATAACACGCCCCCGGCCGCGCCACTTCTCCGGTACCGCGGCAATGGCGGAAGTAAGAGTATAGAAACCTTCTGTAAGTGGTATGTTACCGGTTACGTTATAAGTATTCCCGCCGGCCGAACCGCCGCTACCGAAATCCTCCCATTTTTCGACATTCTCAAAATCCGTGTCCGGATTGCCTTTAAATTGTTTCGTCACCCAGCCGTCGGCAGTAAGGAAGGAAAGGATCACCCCGTTTTTTCGAACATCGTCAATTTTCCCCGCTGTTTTCAATGCTGCAAACACCCCCGACAGATCACTATAAACGCTGCCGGCGTTCAAAAGGTTGTTTACATTGGTAAAGGTGGAAGACAGACGCCCGGCAGTTTCCTGCAACTCCTGTTTCATTTCGTCACGGTCTATCTGCAACGTGCTTATGTCCTCGGAACAACTGCTAATATCCTGGGACAGACTTTTCAGCTTTCCCCAAAGGGAACCGTCTTCACTCTCCGAACCGTCTTCACTGCCGATACGGGCGTTGATATCAGCCAGCAATGCGGCCAGCGAATCACTGTCTTTAAGCCCGTTCAGAAAATCAAGAATTTCGTTAAAGTTGTCGATTGCCTGGGAAGCGTTGTCACCGACAAGCCGGTCGATACGTAAAGAAACGGTATCGATAGCCTTCTGTAATGCTGCATCGGCGGCAATGCGGGCAGCTTCCTCCGCCTCGATTTCCTTACCCTGGGAAACCAGTTTCAGGTGTTCGTTTAAGAAGCCAAGAACCGCCGCCACCATTTGGTTAGTAACGCTTTCTGCGTCCTCCGCGGTTTCAATGACTATAATAAGATCATCGATATACTCCTGTGTTGCCATATAGATACATTAATTAAATTGTTTGCTGAACTCTTTGGAATGAACCCGCGGTTTCCGGTAGCCGCTTTCCGTGATTTCTCCCGTCCAGTTGGACTCCTTGTCGGCAAACGTGAGCTTTAACGTCACGTTCTGCGGCGCGTCCGGACGAACACGGTAAGAAAACTCTTCCGCCGAAGGAATTACTTTGATCTCTTCCCGGCCGTAACCTGCCAGGTAGACATCATCGGAGGAAAGCAGGTCAAGAAGAAAGCGTATTTCCTGCGGGCGTTTGAATCCCGTCTTAACCGTTACGGCTTCCTGTATCTCCGTCCGTATGCGATCCGAATAATAATCATCGGTAATTTCATCGTAACGCCGGAAAACAGCGTCTTCGTCTTCATCCATGCCGGGAGTTACGCTCGCCTCGCCTTCCAGGGAAAACACTTCGTAAGTCCCGTAACTATTCAGGAACCGGAGCCGGTAACGCTCGCGGACCGTCGGGCTTTGCTCGATCCCGATCCGGAGAGCGAACGTATCACCGCTATACACGTCAAAAAGGTTGGCCAGTACCCCGTAATCGGTAAAGAATTTAAGTCGTACGGCCTCCAGGTTCAAGGCGTAGAAATTCCCTGCCGTGCCTGGTATTGCAAGGCTTTGACCGGTAAGAAGTTCCGTTATTTTCAGTTCGTGTTCCGGATAGATGAAACAAAGCGGATAAAGTTCCGTCTCGCGCATCATTATACGCCAGTCGTTGCTCCGCGTAGTAAAAAAGAAATTGCAGGATTCATTCAAGAACTTCAAAGAAAATATATCAGTCCCCATATTTCGAAGACGTTTAAACTCCTTCTTGGAAATTCCCCCTTTCCAGGCTGTAAAAGACAGGTTATCCTCTTCCCCTCCCTCATTTACCACATGTATAGTTACTTCTGCCGACAAACCGGAAGCGGCAAGTATAGGCCCCGTATTATTCGATAAAATCCGTGCGCCTGTTATTCCGGTTTCGACAATCTCGGCTATATTAACACGAAATTCACCTATTCCGTTTCCTTTGAAGATTTCTTTATAATTCATCCTGATACTGTATGTAGCCATAGAACAGGATGATACAGACAAAAAAATAGGATTACGTGTAAAAGCGTTTCCCGTCGGATATATATTCACCTTTAAAGCTTCGTCGCTGGCACTCATTGTATTGCTATTTTAGTTACGATAAAACTGCCTGTTAACTCATGCTGCATCTCCAGAGAGGATATAAAACGATCCCTGGCAGCCGAAGGATTTACCATAAACTTATAAAAGTCCGTAAGTCGGCCCGAATGGTTTTCCCTCCAGAGATTATAAAGCTCCGTTACTTGTGACGTGGACGGAGCAAGTATGATATTATTCTGCTTTTCCATGGTGCAAAAGTTGGGGTTATGAAAGGAAGAATAAAGGACGGAATTAACCGGAATACACTATCGATATAAATTCCCCTATATAAGTAAGGGTAAATGTATCATTGTAAGTTCCAGTAGTAGCTTCCGGATCATTTTGTATATAATTTATATTCACTCTTAACTGAAACTGATAGTATCTTGTTAGGGTGTCATTTTCAGAAGTTGGTGGATTATCTATTATATAATCATCTGTATTGGGATTAATAAAACCGTCTGTTATGGTCCAGAAACGATCATTAACAATGGTAAAGCCTAAACCTGTCAAGTAGTTTAATACCTCTTGCTTTTTATTTTCTTGTACTTCCGCCTGGGTATTACGAACCAATTTCCAGACATATAAAATACTTCCAAAATCTTTAATATAATGTTCTTCATCAAGATTATAGGGGGCTATTAACCGAAGCGTTCTTAATGTCAGCTCGACAGGTACAATCTTATTTGCCGGAAGTGAATAAGAAATCCCGTCAAAAAGCAAGTACTGCCCCCGAAGTGCTACAGGTGTCAATATATCCATACTCATAAGCTGGTGGACCGGTAACAGGACATTCGTTTCTACCTGGTTGAAAGAGTGTCTTATTATAGCATCATATTTTTTCCAGAAGTTTATAAACAGACCGTTTTTATATTGAAACAAAAGTGATATCGTATGTTTACTTCCGTCTTTTAATACGACTTCCTCACCCTCGGAAGTATAGGGCAGTACGGAACCGAAAGGATATTTACTATTCTGTGAGGATGTAAAAGCAAACACAAACGATAAAGGCGTTTCTACTTTTTCCGAATCTTCATCATCATTATTAGAGGATGTTTTAAGATATGTATAACGGTGAACGTAATCGGCCAGATATTGAGGGGAAAGAATATCATTCGGGGCAAAATCCATTGGAACGCATTCGTCGTCGCTGGTTAATTCGTTATCTTCGATATTGTCGGTTTTCCGATCCCAGGAAAAGAAACTCGATGAAGAATAAGTAAGGCGTTTGTTGTCTTCATCCCATTTGAACCACCGCCCTGTCGTTTCCTCATAATTTAGATGTATCACCCTTTTGGTAATGTCAACTTTCGCCAGTCTGGCCACTTCCTGATCCTTTAAATAGTCTTCAAACCGTTCAACGGAAGGAGCGGCTCCGGTAAAGGAAGTTTTAGCCGATAACTTCATTTGTCGGGCTGTTTCATAAGTTATTAAAGGTTCATCCGTCAAACTACAGGATAAATCAATGTCCGGAACATCATCCACAATATCCCGGATTAATCTTAACGTGGCTGTTTTCGTATCGGAAGAAACATTATAAACCAGTCCGAAACGCACATGTAGGGCGTTTAAAAAGTCCTCTACCGTGCAATCCGGCATCAAATCGGCATAAGAAAGTTTCCCTTTAACACAACAGTCGGCAGCATTATTCAATATTACCAGGTTAGAAAGTTCCTTGTTCGTCTTAAAAGGATTTTCGGTTATGGTATATCCAAATTCGGAAAAAACAAGTTCCAGCACACGCCATACATATAAAAAAGCCGTTACGCCGTAACCTTCCGGAAGTGTTACTGCAGTCGGAGTACCATTTACTAAAAAAGTTTCTGTTCTTGCTTGATAACGTAAACGATATACTTTACTTCCTTCTGATACAGGTGTGATATAGTTCAAGTATTTAGGGTAAAACTGATTATCTTTCGAATCGTTACCGGTCATAATCTGAAATACGGCATAATCAGTCTGATAACCTCCTAAAACTTGCTGCAAATGTGCGCAAAGAGAATTAACGCTGCTATACTCCTTCACCGGTAACGTAATAGCATTTAATTTTTTTGCTTTCCATGCGCTGTAGGCTTCCGAATTGTCAAAACCGATGTTAAGGGTAATACCTTCTTTTTTACCGGCAGAAACAATATTTATCTTCCCGGTACGTTTATATGCTCCGTCCAATACCGTACATGCCTGATCTTCATTCATCGGCTTTATACCCATGTCCAGACGGTGAGCAAAACCGGTTATTTTTGCATTGTTGCCGGTACATGGAACCGTAACCGGTACGGTTTGCGATCCCCGGTCGTTCATGACAGGGGATTTTTCATCAATCTGTACGGTAAAGTCACCCCCTAAATCCAGATAACCTTTGTTCGTCTTAATCTTTAGCATAATGATTACTTATTTTCCGCGTGTAAAGGTGTCGCGGGCGTTATCTATAGTTTCTTTGGCCTTCTCCAAATCCTGATAAACGATATAGGCCTTTATCAATTTGATAGCCTCACAGGAGGCGCGAAGTTCCTTTGCCGCTTCCAGGAACTCCCGATAGGAAGAATCCCCTGCAGAAGAGGTAACGTAACCGCCTTCCGCATATTCACCCGGATTCTGTGGCAACGGGTTCGCATTGGTACGCTGCCGCCTGATCGCTTCGATAGTGCTAACAGCGTCGATTACTTTAGGATTATTCATTTCCGGCTGTGGTACCACATATTCCCCCTTATGAACTACGCCGGCCACTTCATAGCGTCCACCCGGACCGGTGTAACCACCTTCCGAATATCCACCACCGGAAGAACCGGAAACAACACGTTCAGCCGTGGCGGTCTTGCTGCCGGTAGTGTTTTTCAGGGACATGTTTTTAATTCTGTCCCGTTCTGCTTTGGCCGATGCAAGCTGGGCCACACCAGTAGCCGCAAGCATTGCTGCAGCAACGGTTCCGGCGATCGGCCCTAAGTCCGCGTACGCCTTCATAATCGAAACGGCTGTATCTGCTATAATCTGGGAACACTTGATAGCAAAGTTTACATCCGCATACTTCTTTTGAATCTCCAGTTTCTTATTTTCCTTCTCTTCTTCCAGGGCGGCAGTATCTTCCCCGTTGTTCTCGGCTTCTTGTATGAGAACATCGTATTTTGCTTCCACCTGGTCGATTTCGGCCTGCTGAATAGCTTCCACCATGGAAGAGGAAAGGCCGGAATAATAGTCAAAGTATTTTTTAGCGTTATTCATCTGCATTTGCAGTTTTTTACGCTGGTATGTCTTTTCGTCTATTAATTCCTGATCGTGCAGATTCTTTAACAGGGCCAGTTCATTCTGGTATTCCTGCGCCCATGATACGCCGATCTGGGATTGAATCTGGTATAAACTATTCTGGTATTCAAATTCAAGCTGGCTAATTTCCTGCTGTTTCTGTTTCTCCAAACCAACGGTAGAAATTCCCGCCTGTCTCGCTATCTCAATTATAGCATTATAAGTCGTTTCTACATCCTGAACCTGCTTCCGGTGTACTTCCTGCATACCGGTTATTCCTACCGGAACGGAAGTTATTTCACGTACTTTTTGAGCAATGGCCGCCCGGTCACGTAATAGTTGCATCTCGGTTTCACGTACGGCGTCGGCCGCTTCCGTAACGGTATCTATACGCTTTTGTCTGCTGGTGATCTCCAGGGCATTTACATCATCCAGATAGGTACGGTTTATCTCCAGAAGTTCCGCCGTATGTGCCTGTTCAACTTCCAGCATATAGGCGTCGGCTGCTTCCTGCGTTATACTCTGGTTTAATACCGCTTTTTCCATAGTGTCCTTCTGGACATTGTAATAGGCGGTTTCAATCTTTATCCGTTCGTCCCGTTTCTCCTGTACCTGTTTTATACGGGCGTCTTCCTGCTTACCAGTTTCCGTAAAAATAGCAGCCTGGGCTTCCGTTTCGAGCTTGTGGATTTCATCGAGTAACTTCTTCTTTTTGGCCGGGGTCTTTGCTTCCAGCTTCTGGAGTGCGTCGATACGTTCCCGGTAATAGCGAAGATTTTCCGCTGTCCCTTCGAGAATGTACTGGGCTTCCGTCTTATTCTCTTTCTCCCGGTTCTGTTTGATAAGAAGCATACGTTTTTCGTGCTCGATCTCCAGAGGTTTTAATGTAGCGTCCGTTTCCGTATTTTTATACTCCCCGGCTTCCGCTTTCTTTTTGACTTTACCTAATTCATTCAAACGTTTTATTTCGGTGTCGATACGTTCTATTTCCTTGTTCTTCTTGGCGATATTCGCTTCGCTGTCTTCTGCCCATTGCTCCTGAACCTTTTTCTTTTCCGCCTCCAGTTTCTTTATGAGGGATGTTTCAGTATTTATATTTTCTTTATTGGTCCCGGTTAATGAAGTGGCCGTCGCCTCTGTTTTTAATATATCATTATTGATCTGGGCGATTGCTGATTCTATACCGGCCAAATCCTTCTGTGTTGTTTGTAGGGCTTTTAACTGGTTGGCCTCTTTTTCCGTACCAAATAAACGGCTTATTTTAGCGGTAAGGCTGTTCCGGTTATATCCTGACAGTGTATTTTGCTGGCGAGTGTCCCAGTAAGCGTCGCTTTGGTCTACTTCCTGGCTTTCAAGATTCCTTTTTTTCTTGTACAATTCTTCCAGTTCCTCCTGGTAAGCTTTCAACTTGATTTGTTTTTCCAAGGAAACCAAATATTGATCTATAGCCTCTTTGTTATTATTAATGAGTCTGCCTTCTTCATTCAATTCCGCATTATAATCCGGTATCAGTTCTTTTAATTCCGCAAGCCTTTGTTTACGGGTGTAGTTGGAAAGATTTTCGTCATTGATAGCAGCTACAAGAGTTTTTATTTTTGCTTCCTGGCTGGAATATTCTTCATTCACTTTCTTTACGACTTCCTGGTGGGCCTTCATTGCTGCCGAAGCCTGTTCCGTCTTCTTTGCAAGCTGGTAAATAGCCACCCCGGCTGCCACGAGTAACGCCAGTAGGGCCGTATATGGATTCTTCAAAAGTTCGATCCTCATTAACCGAAGTGCGGCGGTACATCTGGTAGTATTCTTGTGTAATAGTGCCTGGGCTGCCGCATAAGTCAGAGTAGCCGCCCGGCTGATATAAAGCTGTACTGCGTGCGCTTTCTCTGCAACGACCGAAGCAAGGGTCGCCGTTTTAAAACGGGCGTGCCACATGGTAGCGATTTTCAGCCCTCCATAGTAAGAAACCAGATAGGTGGTAACGGTATAAGTGACAACACCCCATTTATTAAACATGTCAATCATACCTCCCACACCTTCCACCATAAGCGTAACAAGGTCTATTAAATCCCGAAGAATACCCTTTGATTCATAGAAACGTAAAACTACCCCTTCGATAGTTGAACTTAATGTATTGAGGGAACCTTGTACATTATCACCCATTTCTTCCGCCATGGCATTAAATCCCTCTTCGGCTCCTGTTACTGCATCACAGAGATTTAAAACGGTATCAGTACCATTTAAAAAGGTATTAAATGCGGCAACCGAACGTTTATCCGTTAAATCCAGTGCCTTATTAAGGTCTATTCCTTCACTGTTTAATTTTTTAAGTCCTTTTATAAGGTTTTCCAGGTTATCCACCGGACCACCGAGAGCAAGTGCGAGTTTGCCGCTACCGTCAGCCAGGTTAAGCAAAATATTACGTGTTGCCGTCGCTGCCGATGAAGCGTCGAAACCGCTGTTTGCCAAAGCCCCCAAAAGGGCGGTCGTTTCCTCGATCGTGAATCCGAAAGAATTAGCAACCGGCCCAACAATAGACATTGCCGTATTTAAGTACTCGAAACTTAAAGCGGATGCGTTACATCCCATAGTCATAGTAGAAACAGCCCGTTCTGTATCTTCCGCATCAAGGTTGAAAATACGCAATGTTGCACCGGCAAGCGTAGCAGCCGAGGCAAGATCCGTGTCCACCGCCTTAGCGAATTTCAGCACGGAAGGCGTCATCGCTTTAATATCCTCTTTGAAAAATCCCAGCTTGGCAAGCTCTATCTGAAGTTCCGTTACCTGTGCGGCCGTATAAGAAGTGGTAGCACCCAGCCGGCGCGCTTCATCCGTTAAATCCTTGATACTCTTTTTCGTGGTTCCCAGGATAGCGGCCAAAGTACTGTTTTTCTTCTCGAACTCTATAATAGTACTGATCGCATCCCTTAGCCCGCCGACAATCTGCCCGGTTATCATTGCGCCGATAGTGACAAATACACCGGCCAGAACCGTTTTTATCTTATTCAAGGAAAGAAG